CCTGCGAGCGCACGCCGAACGCGATCTCGTGGATCAGCTGCCGGTCTCGTTCCTCCTCGGCGATGAGCTGACGAAGGCGATCAATAACGCCGCCAGCATTAGGACCGCCAGCGTCGATGAACACCGCATCAGGAAGCCAGCGGCGCATCTCCTGATGGACGTCGCCCGCGATCTGCATGGCGGTTGCGCCCTGCCACTTGCGCCACGGGCGGCTCTTAGCGTCGCGTCCTTGGCGTATTGCAAGGACTGAGCTGTCGTCTCCAAACCGTGCGTGATCGAGCCCGAAGATGACGGGATCGGATGGCAGGATAGCGCCTTCAGCAATGGTTCGTTCACGCGCCGCCTCCGCTAGCCCCGTGCCGATAAACTGCATGCTCGATGAAGACGGGAACTGCCCGAGCACACGGACCTTGGTGATGTCGCTGTCGAGCCCATAGGTGTCGACGATCGACTGCAGGTACTTCTTGTTGGTGCCTTCGACGGTGCGGCTGTCGATCTGGTCGGTGCTCCACAGGTGCCGGTACTTGCCGAAGCACTCGCGGAAGCGGCCGGTGTTCTTGGTCGGGTTGCCGAAAACGATCCAGATGATCTCGGTGTTCTCGTCGGTGAGTGCGCCCTCGGCGACTTCCCACACCTTATCTTCGATGCCCGAACCCTCGTCCATGATGAGGACGATGCGCGAGCCCTTGTTGTGCAGTCCGGCGAACGCCTCGGTGTTGGTCTTCGACCACGTCACGAAGTCCAGCCGCCAGCTGTCGGCGAGCTTGGCGTCCTTGGCCTTGATCGACATCGTCGAGGGCGACCATAGCTCGGCCGTGAAGCTCAGCTTGCGCCACTTCGAGACCTCGGGGCTGGTCTTGGTCACGAGCTGCTGCTCAGTGTTGGCAGTGATGACAACGCGAGCGTTTACACAGGTATCTAGCGCCCAGTTCGAGACGATCCCGATCAGCGCCGACTTGCCGATGCCGTGGCCCGAGGCGCGAGCGATGCGGCAGGGCTGGTGACGCTTGGCGGGATCGCTGAGATGGTCCCTGATCTGCCTGAGCGCCTTGATCTGCCACTTGCGCAGGTTCTCGTGCTCCAGCGCCGTGCCGAGCTGGCCCCACGGGTAGTTGGCATAGGCATAGCCCAGCGGATCGTGGGTGAACTGGGCGACCAGTTCGAGGGGGGTGAGTTCGGCCTTAGTCGCCATCTGGATCGAGCGGCACGCGGTTCGAGATGTGCGGCACATGGCCAAGTTTAATAACAGAGCCAGCTCCCATCCCTTCAAAGAGGATGGTGTGAACGCGCATCAGTTTGACCCCATCATAGATATGCCAGCCGATTACCCCTCGTGTCATCGAGACGGCCACGCGCGCAAGCCGCTTCACGGCCTCGACCCTCCCGGCTTCCACCAGTGCGCAGGATCGCCGAGCGGCATCTTGAAGCCGATGCCTGAGTGGCTCTCCCACGCGATGGTCTTGTCCTTGTTGGCGAGCAGGCAATAGCCATCCTGCGGAGCATTAGGATCGGTGGCGATCTCGCGCCAGCCGTCGTCGACCGAGGTGACGTCGAAGCTCACGGCTTCACCAGCGAGCAGTCGAGCTTGGCCTTGGTCGAGACGTCGCGATTGACCGTGATCGTCAGCGTCGGCGCGCTGAGCCGTGGCGGGATAGCGATGCCACCACCCCCCAGCAACGCGCCGTGCTCGTCGGTGAGCACGCACTGCAGCGCATAGCCGCCTTGGTTCTCGCTGACGAATACCGGCATCGAGCCGGTATGGTCGTGGCGATTGACCGCCAGCTGACCGACCATCAGCTCGACGCCCTTGGCCTTGAGCGTCTGCCCCTTGCCGATGATGATCGGCTGGTCGGCCACTCTGTCGGCTTCTGACCATGCAGCGTTTACACGCCTGTCCGCATACTCGCTCATGCCGAGGAACTCGGCCACGGCGACGACCGCACCGAGCGTCAGGCCGAGCACCACTCCGGTGCCAAGATCACTCATTCTCATAGCATCAACCCCAAGAAGCCGAGCGCGAGGATGAAGCACAGGCCGTGCATGAACGCCTGCTCGTTCTTTGCCGCGAACTCGCTGTCGAGCAGCTGGCTGCTGTAGTACCAGTAGGCGATCATCAGCCAGTTGCCGCCGCACCAAGCGACGACCAGTGCGAGCACGATCTCGATGACGGTCTTCATAGCATCTTACTCCCCATTGTTTTCTTCCTCTCTGGCCGCTTGTTCGCGGGCACGCTGAATGCCGCGCCGGACCTGCTCGGCCATGTCGAGCTTGCCGTCCGAATTGGTGAGATCGAGCTTGGCCCCGTACTTCTTGGGCTTGAGCATCTGCGCCGCCTTGAACATCGTCTCGATGTAGAGCTTGCGGTGCGCGGTCATGTCGCCGACCACGGTCTTCACACGATCCTGCGGGCCGTTGTCGATCAGGTCATTGATGTCCATGTCCGCAGGCTTGATGCGTTCGATCGTGTGGCTCTCACCGGTCATTGGCGTCTCAGCCATGTCGATCGCCTTATCGAGCAGCGCCTCGATTCCGTACTCCCGCGCACGCGCGAGTTTCCCTCCGATTTCGTCGTCGGGATCGGCGAACACCCATTTCCAGAAGCACGACTGATCGCACAGCATGATACCGTTCTCGGTCATATCGTCTTCACGAAAGATGCGATCGACGGGACGACCGCATGCGACGTTAACGAGGACGTGCGCGATGATCTCGGCTTTCTCCTCTTCGGTGTAGGCGTGCTTACCGTCCTTTGTGGGCATTACAGAGATTTCCTCTTTAGCCCTTCAGTCGCGTCGAGCATGAACTCGTTGAAGCTCGCATCGGCTTCAGCGATCGACCATTCGACTAACAGCATCGCGAGATAGGTCAGCGTCATGCCAATAAACAACGCCGCCACGCCGCCCGCGAGGAACGGAAGCGCGATAATCATGCGGAGCGCCTTGAGCAGGAAGCTACTCATTGCACCGTCTCCCCTTCTCCGTTCATCGCCGCGAGCGCGCGGTCGTAGTTCATGTTGAACATGCGGAAGACCAGTGTGCGGACGTCTTCCGGCGTTTGACCATTGGCTGCACCGAACGCGGCTGCGCAGCGGCCGAGCTGCCGGGTCAGTGCGATCAGCAGCGACGAGCAGCTCAAGGCGTATTCGGTGTTGTCGAGCAGCGGCGGCACGCGCTTGTCGCAATAGTCACCCAGCTCTTGGGTGTACTGATTGGTCAGCTCGATCGAGCGGCTCTGAACGCGCTCGTCCTGCGCGAGGTCTTCGTCGGTCATTGGCGGGTCGCTTTCACTCCGATCCCAGCCTCACCGTCGTCGATGGGGATTTTGAGATCACACACACCGGATGGACAATGCGGGCTCCTCGCCCAGTGGTCGTAGCCAACGCACTGCTGCACGACCGGCATCCACGCGAGAATGTCCGTGTCCGGCACGCGATCTGGCACCACGACCTCACGGTCTTTGCCGTCCGTGCATTGGCAGCTGTAGAGCACGTTCATGGTGTCGGCCTTCCACGCTTGCCGCCACGGCCGTGCTTGCGCCATTGGCCCGGCGTCATCTGCTCGCGAACCTGACGTTGCGTGCGATGGCCGGGATATGGAAAGCGCTGCGTGACGTCGATCTGTGTTGGGCCGTGCCCGGCCTCGACCGCGTGGCGCATGCCACGCACCCTTGCGAACGTCAGCGCGCTGCCACGGATCGCTTCGGCTACGCGATTGCGCCTGTGTTGCTCGAACCCGTCGATCATGCGATGTGCATGAAGCGCGCGGCTTCAGCCTCCAGACAGGCCAGCTGGTCGGAGAGAAGGTCGACGACATCGATAATTTCGCCAAGACGGCCAGATCGTGCCGGGTGAGTGGCACTGTCGTCGCCGCTCTCCGGCATCGCTCCGAACGCGCGGTCGGCCACTTCGTGCAGCTGGGCAGCGGCTTGAGCAACTCGCTTCCTCAAGCCGGTGATACGGCCATGGAGGTCGTCAGAAAACGTCTCGCGTGCGGCGCTGCAGTCGCTCGCGCCTCCACTAATTTCCGACAGATCAAACATTAGTCATTCTCCCTTCGCTGCGAAATGTGCGGGCCGGGACAACCTCGGGGGCGTTGAGGCTGCTGTCCCGGCCCTGTCGGCAGGTAACAGGAGGAAAACCCTGCCGATCTTCGTTATCCATGCGCATGGATCGCCTCCTGTGCGCGGACGAAGCCGAGCATCGAGACACCATAGCTCATAAGCACGACCTGCGCGTCTTGGAAAGCGAGGTTGCGCTCGCGCTGCAGCCGGTTGATCTCGGCGACGATCGTCGGAAACTCCAGCAGCTTGGCGATCGACAGCGTCGGCGTTTCCTTGGCGCTCTTGTCGAGGATGGTCGTCCAGTGCGGGACGATGCACATCGGCGGCTTGGTCCACTTGCCGAGCCGCACCGCGTAAATCTGGCGACCGCGCTGGAAGCACTTGATCTTGATGTAGCCCTTGCGCTCCAGCCGCAGCTCGATGCCGCGTATCGTGCCGGTGCCGGAAAAGCCGAGCTGGTGCGCGATCTCGTCCTTGGGCTCGATCTGGCGCTCCTGCAGCGCGGCGCGCTCGATGAAGTCGAGCACCTTGCGCTCGATGCCGGTCAAGGCCGGAAGCTCTTGTTCAGGATCGCGGGCGCTGTCCGCGCCCGACCCGGCTTCACCCATCGTTTCGTTCCCCACCCGGCATGAAGCCAGTCGCGGAACCATGCCACAAGCATTGTTAACCGACAATAGCGACGGAATGATTACTTGTGGATTATTCACAGCCGTGTTGCGCTGACGTCCAGCACCCTCCGCTCGCCCACCTTGCGGGGCACGGCGTCGTCGTAGAGGTCTGACGCTTTCAACTTGGCCTGCGTATGGTCGATCGCCTCGACGGTGAACGTCATGCGACGGTCGAGCGCCTTATGCTCGACGGAGCAGAAGAACCTACTCATCTTCGACCGTCGCATCGTAGGTGCGGACGTATTTCGACTGGGCTGGCAGGAACTCCAGCAGCACCTGCCCGCAGCGGCCGGGGAGCCCCATACGGACCTTGGTCACTCGGGCAATGATGGTGTTTGCCGTGAGGTCGGGTCGGTGAACCACCAGTCCGTAATCTGCCTTATTGTTCCAGTGCGCCGATCCAGCCAGATCGTAGAGGCTAGGAGGGTATTTCGGCGCACCGTCAGTCGAAGGCTTACGGGGATGGGCGACCATCCACACGGCAACCTGAGTTCGATGCGCAAACCGCTTGATCGAGCGAATGAACCGGCTGTGGTACTCGGTCTCACTTTCGTCCCTTCCGCGCTTATGCTCCATCTCGTTGAACGGGTCGATGACGAGCAACTTGATGCCGTAGCGCTGCACCGCGACCTCGGCGAGATCGAGGAAACGGTCGAGGTCCAGCTCGTGATCCTCGTCCGGCGTGTTGGCGAACAGCACCAACCGCTCCTCCATGATCCGGCGAGCCTTGTAGTTGCTCCAGATCGACAGGTCGTGCTCGGCGCGCTCGTCCATCGCCGCGAGCAGGCGGCGTTCGAGCACCGGCTTGGGCACCGTCTCGAAGCTGCCGAGGCCGACGTTGACACCCTTGGCGAGCGCGTTGGCGAGAAGTTTAAACACAATGCTCGACTTGCCGTGGCCGGGATAGCCGGTGATGACGCTGAACGTCGCCGGGACCAGTCCCCACATCTCGTCGAAGTCGGCAACGCCGAGCAGTGGTTCGAGCGGCAGCGGCGGCATGTCGGGGAAGTCGCTCAGCCGATGCAAGCTGTCGACCGGCACCGGCTTGGCCTCCATGAGGACGCGGTTGGCGGCCTCGACGCCGTGCTTCACGACGACGTCGGTCAGGTCTTTGCAGCCCTCGGGATATTCGACGAAGCTGCACTTGACCGGCCCGAACAGCGCGATCAGGTCGGCGCGCAGGTACATTCCAGCCTCGTCGCCGTCGCTGGCGATGATGATCCGCTCGACCTTGGCGATGTCATCGCGGACGTCCCACAGGAACTCGTAGCGCTTGGAGTTGGCGACGTCGCCGGTCGCCTTGTTCGGCGCTCCGTTAGGAACCGAGGATGCCGCCCAGCCCAGCTCCTCGGCGACGATCCCGTCCCACTCGCCCTCGGTCAGCACCCACGTGCCCCCGGCCGCGCGCTTCAGGCCGTCCTCGTTCCAAAGCCCCAACGGCGCGCCCTTGTCCATGACGTGCTGCTTGATCGTGGTCCGGCGATGCTTGTGATTGAACGCCTTGCCGTCCCTGATGAAGGGCACCGAGATGCACTTGGCCTTGACCCACTGGTCGCTCTCGCTCCCCGGCTCCGGTGGAAAGAGCTGGACCGATGTCTTGAGGCCGAACCGCTGCGCCATGTCGGCGGAAATCCGCCGCGCTTCGAGCCACTTTAGGTGTTCTGGTTCCAACATAGCCGTCCCTGTCATTCGCTGCTCCCGTTGCCCCACAGTGCCAGCACTGCGCTACCCATCCATCCTGATCGTGGCTGACCGACAGGCACTTGTCGTGCTTGTTGCGGCGCTGATCCGAGCACATGGGGCAACGGTGCCGCCCGACGCGCCGAGGGATCAGGTCTGCCGGTATGTGGTCAGCCACGCATCGGACCATTGATGTATTCGCGCAGTGACGGCCCTTTTTTCTTGGCCGCCAGCAGTTCCTGATGCTTGCGCCCGAGCATCCCCGGAACTGAATGAAACCACCGCTTGCGCGACGTTTCGGGTTGTTCCTGCAGCCAGTGGTCGATTGACAATAGTTCCGCCGCTAGGTCCGCGATGGAGTGGTAAGTTCGCTGCCACCTCGCGAAGTCTTCCTTGTTGAGGCGGATCACTTTTCCTTCAAAGGCTAGATCGCCGCGACCGACTGAAGGAGCTTTAGCTCCTGAAGTCGTATTCTCTGTCTCTGTCTCTGTCTCTGGTCCTGTTTCTTTTTCGTTTCTGGAACGCTCCCTGAAACGTTTCACCCTGTCGGTTGAAGTGTCTGATTTATATTGCAATTCAGACCAGTTGTGAGGAGCGTAGTGGGCACCGTCCACACCACCGCTGCGGCGGTCGATGAGGGTAGCGCTAAGCAACCGTTCGAGGAGCGTTGAAACGTCATTGGCGTCTATGCGAAGGGCGAACGCGATTTCGCGAACGCTGGGTAGTTGACCACCATTTCTGGATGCCAAGCAAAGTAGATTGACCCAAGATCGAAAGTCTTCTGCGGTGAGCATTTGCACTTTGGGGTCGTCGAGGACGCGCTCGTACATGCGAAACCAGCGGGTCATACGCGGCCCTCGATCCCGTTGTGCTCAAGCATCAGCTCATAGGTGCCGTTGGCGCTAAGAAGGGATAGTTCGTAGGCCAGCTCGATCAGGCGGCGCTTGCTCTCTACCTCGTGACAAATGCACGGGTGATCCAGCAACTTCTGAAGTGCGGCAGCAAGGTCGCCTTCGTGTGCTATGAAGTTCAGACCGAAGTTGCCTCGCGGGCCCGGCGCAAAGGGTTGCGCTGACGCGGACTTACCTGTAGTGTCCATATACCACTCTCCTTAAGGGACGGCGGCCTAGCAGGGCTTAGCCGTCCCAAATTTTTTATCTGATGCTTTCGTGGTCCCCACCCGGAAGCGGCGTAGATGATGCACCAAACTCGGGCAGTTGAACAGTGCCGTTTTGGATGCCCAACTCCTCGCGCATTTTCTTGACCAGCCTCCTGTGCTGCTCGGCGAACCAAGGCGTCGTGTTGATGCGGTCTCTGGCGGACATGCGGGCCGTGCTGACGCTGGAAGGGTCGCATCCGATGGCGGCGGCCACCGCGCTGAGATTGAAGTTCTCGCCTTGCATGGTGTCGATCGTGACGATGATCGCGAGCAGCCTGATCGAACGCACGGGCTCCTTGCCGAGCTTGTCGAGCAGCATCTCGCGGGTCATCCGAAACTCGCCCGCGACCCGGTCGAAGATGTGGCTCACCGGCCGTGCGCGCGGGCTCATCTGAACCCCCATTCCTTGAGCTTGTCGATCAGCGTCTGGTCGCTGCGGAAGACGCCGCAATAGTGGCCCATTTTGATAGCCGCTTCGTGGAACGCGAGCTGCTCTGGCGTTAGTGAAGATTTCGCCTTTACCTCAATGAAAGCCGAGAGCGGTGCGAACTCACCGAGGCTCATGTTGCTTGGCCCCATGACGACCAGATCGGGAGCGCCCTTGAGTAGGCCCTCGCGCTTAGCGTGGGCGGCGGCCCAGCGGCTACGCTTGGCGGCATTGGGCACCGCGAAGGCAATCGAGCCCGGCAGGCATATTGCTATCGTGCGCAGCATGGTTTTCTGTACGACGATCTCGCTGTCGCTGATCCTGACCTTGGGCGGATCGTAGTGGAACGAATAGTCAGGCATACTGACCGTTCCGCTGCTGCTCGTTGTACGCCCGGTTGTGCGCCTGAAAGCACTTCAGACAGGCGGTGCCGGTGCCGTTCCGGATGATCTTGGTATTGGCCTCGATCTTGGGGTGACCGCACTTCCACGTCGGCGCTTCGAGCGGGGGCTTGCGTTCGTCGGATAGCAGCTCGGACACCTCGATGCCGAGCTTGGTCAGCAGCACAAGCCCGGTCTTGGCGTCACGCATGCCGAGCGTCAGGAGGCGGGCGCGGAGCGACTTCATCGTCCGGTTGTCGGCCTTTTCCCAGTTCTCGATCAGCAGGGCCTTAGCGCCTCCGAGCATGGCCTCCTGCACGGGTAGCGCCATGATGCGCCGCTCCTCGGCGCTTAGCCGGGGCACGATTTGCTTCGCTAACTCCATCGTTCACTCCTCTCCACCAGTTGATTTCCCATGTTGCCCAATCCAATCTAATTCCGTATCGCTCGGCAGCTTTCTCAGGGCTTGCGCGAGCCCGCTGCTCGGGTGTCATCTTGGCCAACGCGCGCATGAACTCGGTGTATGGGAACACCTTTGTAATCGTGTACTTATCCATTGTCGCGCGGGTAGAGGTCAGGCCGCAGGACGTGCCTTGAAATGCCGATTTTCTCCTCTGTGACGAGGACATATTCGGCGGGGAGCGGCTTACCCTTGTGAAGCCAGTACCAGACGCGTGGCTGGCTGGTTCCGATGAGGCGCGCGAACGCCCCTTGGCTTCCCGCCGTTTCCACGGCGAGCTTGAGTGCTGTGTTCATGGATGGAACCACTAGTCCATAAAAAAGTTGTTGCCAAGCCCTAAAACGGTATGTATGTGGGGCTGGTTCCAAGGATGAACAGGAGACGACAAGTGAACAAAGAACGTCGTGCAGAGCTGGCTTCGATCCGCGAAGAGATCGACCGCGCCCAAGCCATCATCGACGAAGCCATGAGCCGCCTCGAAACCGTGAAGGACGAGGAGCAGGACTATTACGATAACATGCCCGAGAGCTTCCAGAATGGCGAGAAGGGTGAACGTGTGCAGCAAGCTGTCGACGCCCTCGACAACGCCTACAGCGAACTCGATACCATCGACTTCGACGGCATCATGTCATCCATTGACGAAGCGGCCGAATAAATGCCAGCCGCTGACACCACCCACGGTGACGTCGTCACCAAGCTCACCCGCGAGCGCGCCGATCTGATCGAGCGCCTCAGCGAAGCTCGGTCAATCCTGTCCTATTGCAAGGGGATGCTGGAGGCTGAGCAGCTGATGAACGTCAAGGGCCTCGGTGTCACCTTCACCGATGTGCAGGAAACAGCCCTGCGCCGGATTAACGACCATCTCGACGCTGGGCTGTTCGGCGACAACGCGAAGAAAGGAGGCTGATGCGATCTGGCGGGCCGCCCACCCCTCTCGGCCCGCCTAACCGCACCAGCGGAAGACGAAACAGGAGACGATGATGAAGCTCTACATCGACGCGACGGGCAAATATGTCGCCAAACAGGATGAGGCCAAACGTGCTGGCAAGGGCTGGCATCAGGTCGAAGTGCCGACCACCGATGGACGGCAGGCACTGGCTGATTATCTCAACGCCCTACGCTGGAGTGAACAAAAGATCGTCGAGCAGGACTTTCAGACGGTCGGCACGGTGACCGGCGATCCGCATAGCGAAGACGACCACAAGCCAGCGTTCACGCAGGAGCAGGTCGACGAGATGTTCACGCCGTCAACCAAGGTCATCGACCTGCCGCGCGACAAGGTCTGTGAGCTGATCTCGACCTATGAGGGTACCGATCTCGGCTACGTCGCTCTCGAAGTCGCGGCGCGCTTCGAGGCGCTGGCTAAGGGAGCGCGGGCATGAAGAAAACCCGCGAGCAGTGGCTCAACGACTTCGCGAACGCGGCCCGGCCGAAGTTCAAGGAAGTCGGCGCAGAGCTTCCCAAGGCGATCCGCATGTCGATCGGCTTTCCGTCGAAGGGCATCCGAGCCAAGACCATCGGCGAGTGCTGGGCGAGCGAGACCTCGACCGACAAGCACGCCGAGATTTTCATTCGTCCGTCGCTGCAGGCCAGCGCCAGCCGGATCGCCGACGTCCTGACCCACGAGCTGATCCATGCAGCGCTGGGCCATGAGGAAGGCCACGGCAAACAGTTTAAACGTGTTGCTCATGCGCTCGGCCTGACCGGCAAGATGACCGCCACGGTCGCCGGTCCAGAATGGCACGAGTGGGCGAAGCCGATCCTCAAGGCGATCGGCAAGTTCCCCGGTGCCGAGCTGACCGGCGCGATCGCTGGAGGCAAGAAAAAGCAGACGACGCGCATGCTCAAGTGCGAGTGCGACGGCTGCGGCTTCATCTTTCGCACGACGCGCAAGAACATCGAGGCGGCCGAGGCTCTCGTCTGCCCGGCGTTCGGCTGCGACGGCACGGTAATGGTTCAAGAATGAAAGGGGACAACGACATGATCCGTCAACAGGCACATTTGCGCGGCGACTTCGCCGAGGCGCATGACTTCTACTGCCGCTGCCGAAGCTGCAAGCCGCCGCACCCGAGCGATCCCAAGCTCGGGTCGCTGCTGGCGCTGCTCACGGCGCTGGCATTCCTCATCGCTGCGATCGTGGT